TCATTACTGAATAATGTCCTATTTTTACACGAACGTACAATGCGTAGGAAACAATATCTTATATCGCGGAGTACACGATGGCGCAAGAATTAAGCAAAAGGTTGCTTACAAGCCATCCTTCTATGAACTTGCAAAAACTGAAACAGAATATAAGACCTTATCTGGTGATTTCTTGCGTCAGATGAAGTTCGATTGCATCCGTGATGCGAGAGATTATTATAAGCAGTTCGAAGATGTTGACGGTAAGAAAATTTATGGCAACAATAGATTTGAATATGCGTTTATCGCAGATCAACATAAGAACATGATTGATTGGGACCAAGATAAGATTTCTATTGCTATCGTTGACATTGAAGTTGGTTCTGAGAATGGATTTCCTGATCCGTATCTTGCTAATGAACCTGTTACGGCTATCGCACTAAAGTATATCAATGGCGATATGTATGTTTTTGGTTGTGGCGACTATGTTGTTCAAGGTGGTGAAAAGTATACAAAGTGTGTAGATGAATATCATTTGCTGAAGTTCTTTCTCAAGCTTTGGAATGAAAAGTGTCCTGATGTTTTGACAGGCTGGAATACTAAGTTTTTCGATACGCCGTATTTGGTCAATCGCATCCGTCGAATTATGGGTGAAGATGAGGCCAAGAAACTCTCGCCTTGGGGTATGATTAACGACCGCAAGACCGTTGTCATGGGTCGAGAGCAAACAGTTTACGAATTGGTCGGCATCGGCGATTTGGATTATCTTGAATTGTATAAGTGGTATTCACCCAACGGAAAATCACAAGAGTCGTACAAACTAGATAACATTGCAAGCGTCGAACTCGGAGAACGTAAAATTTCGTATGATGAGTATGACAGCCTCCATGCCTTGTATCGTCTAAACTATCAAAAATTTATTGAGTACAACATTAAAGACGTTGAACTTATTCTTCGTATGGAAGATAAACTAAAGTTGGTGGAATTGGCACTAACTCTAGCCTATGACACCAAGACGAACTATAATGATGTTTTCGCCCAGACTAGAATGTGGGATGCGCTAACATATAATCGACTTCTGCAAGAAAAAATTATTGTTCCACCTCGAATCGTTAAAGATAAAGATGCGGCTTTCGAAGGTGCATATGTTAAAGATCCACAAGTTGGTAAGCATGATTGGGTGGCATCATTCGACTTGAATAGTCTGTATCCACACTTGATGATGCAGTTTAATATCTCGCCGGAGACTTTGATTGAACCTGAGAACTATACCCAAGAGATGAGAGAACTACTTTATGGTGGACTAACAATCGACAAACTTCTCGTTAAAGATGTTGATACTACTAAAATTGGAAATGTGACTTTTACTCCGAATGGCCAATTCTTCTCTAAGCATACTCAAGGTTTTCTTCCTAAGATGATGGATGAAATGTATCAAGACAGAAAGAAGTTCAAAAATCTCATGCTTAAGGCTAAACAAGAGTATGAGAATGAGAAAGACGATTCTAAAAAATATGAAATTGAAAAACGTATTGCCCGATACAACAACCTACAGTTGGCTAAGAAGGTATCACTTAATTCTGCTTACGGTGCTTTGGGTTCTCAATATTTTAGGTTTTATGATTTGCGTATGGCCTTGGGTGTAACTTCAGCCGGTCAATTGGCAATTCGTTGGATCGAAAAGAAGTTGAATGAATACATGAATAAGATTCTTGATACGAAGAAGGTCGATTATGTTATTGCATCAGATACAGATTCGATATATCTAAAACTTGGTCCACTAATCAATAAGGTTTGTGATGTTAATCAACCTATTCTAAAAACGATACAGTTCATGGATGCGGTATGTGAAGATAGAATTCAACCCTTCATTGATCGTTCATACGGAGAACTTGCAAACTACACTAATGCATATGCACAAAAGATGCAGATGAAGCGAGAAGCCTTGGCTGATAAGGGCATCTGGACTGCCAAGAAGCGTTACATTATGAATGTATATAATAATGAGGGTGTTCAATATAATGAGCCTCAGATGAAGGTGATGGGTCTGGAGATGATTAAGTCATCGACGCCCGCACCTATTCGTGAAAAGATGAGACAAGCAATTCATATTATGCTAAAGGGTGAAGAGTCTGATATTCACGAATTTATTGAGAACTTCAGAAGTGAATTCAAGAAATTGCCTCCAGAAGATATTTCTTTTCCTAGAGGCATCAATGGGTTGAGGCAATATTCCAATAAGACAACCATTTATTCTAAAGGAACGCCTATTCACGTTAAAGGTGCTTTGCTATATAATAACTGCTTAAATGAAAAAGGATTGACTAAGAAATATCCTTTGATTCAAGAAGGCGAGAAGATTAAATTTACATATCTCAAGAAACCAAATCCTTTTAGAGATAGCGTTATCTCTTTCCCGGGAAGGCTTCCGGTGGAACTTGGATTAAATGAATATGTGGATTATGATATGCAGTTTCAAAAGGCATTTATTGATCCTTTGAAGGTTGTATTAGATTGTATGGATTGGACTATTGAACGAACCAATTCATTGTGGGATTAAACAAATAACGGAGTAATTATGAATATCCTTGAAAAAATTAAAAAGAATAGTAGTATTAAAGAATCAGCAATCTTGTCGAAGTCTAAGTTTTTCACTGAGAAAGATATGATTCCAACTTCTGTGCCAATTATCAATGTTGCGTTGAGCGGCAAACTGGACGGCGGACTAACTCCAGGTCTTACTATGTGGGCAGGACCTTCTAAGCACTTCAAAACTGCATTCTCACTACTGATGGCCAAATCTTATTTGGAAAAGTATGAAGATGCTGCCTTGTTGTTTTATGACTCAGAATTTGGTACACCACAAAGTTACTTCGACTCTTTTGGTATTGATACTGATCGTGTTCTTCATACTCCAATTACTGATATTGAACAGTTGAAGTTTGATATTATGGCCCAACTATCAAACCTTGATCGGGCCGACCATTTGATTATCGTTATTGATTCTATTGGAAATCTGGCATCCAAAAAAGAAGTCGAAGATGCCCTAGATCAAAAATCTGTGGCTGATATGTCAAGAGCAAAACAAATCAAGTCACTGTTTAGGATGGTTACACCACATTTGACCATGAAAGATATTCCAATGGTTGTTGTCAATCATACATATAAAGAAATTGGAATGTATCCTAAAGATATCGTTGGCGGCGGAACCGGTTCGTATTATTCTGCTGATAATATTTTCATTATTGGCCGACAACAAGAAAAAGAGGGCACCGAGATCGTGGGTTACGATTTTATTATAAATGTAGAGAAGTCCAGATATGTTAAAGAAAAATCTAAAATACCTGTTACTGTATCTTTTAATGGTGGTATTAGCAAGTGGTCTGGCTTACTTGCGATTGCTCTCGAATCTGGACATGTGATTAAGCCTTCGAATGGTTGGTATAGTAAAGTTGATATGGATACGGGAGCGATTGAAGATAAGAAATATCGAGAAAAAGAGACCGACACTAAGGACTTTTGGTCACCAATTCTGAAACAAAAAACCTTTCATGAATTTGTCGAAAGAAAATATAGAGTCGCATCACACAATATTATCAACAAAGACGACATGGAAATAGAGGTGTACAATGAGGGAATTTAAAGAAGAAGTTGACTATACTTACATTATACCGTCGAATGAAGGTACTACAGTCAACCTAAAATTGTTGACCGGGCCATATGTGGACACGGTGTATCAATACGGTAAAGTAAAGTTTGATGAAGAGAAAAATGGTGACATTTACCTTAGGTTCGTGTATAATGTCATAGAGAGTCCTCTTGAAAAGGCGGAACTTGAAGGAAGTCTTGATTTCAAGAATTATATTGGTGACATTTTGGTAAACATCATGTCACAAGATGCGAACAAAGGAATAATTGATGAGGCTGGAACAAGTTATATTGAGGAATCTGATCTATAATGAGGAGTTCCTTCGGAAGGTTCTACCCTTCCTAAAACTTGATTATTTCTCAGACAGAACCGAGAAATCATTATTTAATGAAATTACCGCGTTCACTCTTGCATACAATTCGCCTCCCTCAATAGAGGCGATTAAGATTGCTATCAAAGAGAAAAATACTTTGTCTTCTGACGAAGTTGAAAACTGTGAGTCTTACATCCAAGAAATCGTTTCGAACAAGGACTTGGAAAATAAAATGGAATGGCTTGTTGATAAGACTGAGAAGTTTTGTCAAGAGAAGGCAGTGTATAATGCAGTGCTTTCTTCCATCTCCATTCTAGACGGAAAAGACAAACAACAAGAGAAGGGTGCAATTCCCAAAATTCTTTCTGATGCATTGGCTATCAGTTTCGATAGTTCAGTTGGTCACGATTACTTAGAGGATTCAAATGCTCGATATGAATACTATCACCGAACGGAAGAAAGGATTCCTTTCGACCTTGACTACTTCAATAAAATCACTAAAGGTGGTCTTCCTGCAAAAACTCTTAACATTGCTCTTGCTGGAACCGGCGTGGGTAAGTCTCTTTTTATGTGCCATGTGGCTGCAGGATGCATGTCACAAGGTAAAAATGTATTGTACATTACGATGGAAATGGCTGAAGAGAAAATTGCAGAAAGAATCGACGCAAACCTTTTGAATGTTACTGTAGATGATCTGTCGGAACTTTCGAAAGAATCTTATGATAGAAAAGTGAAGCGTGTTCAGGAAATGACCACAGGGAAACTAATCATCAAAGAATATCCCACGGCTTCAGCCTCGTCTGTACATTTCCGTACTTTGTTGAATGAATTGAACTTGAAAAGGAATTTTGTTCCCGATATCATTTTTATCGATTATCTTAATATTTGCTGTTCAGCAAGGATCAAAGCTGGAGCGAATGTAAACTCATACACATATGTGAAGGCCATTGCAGAAGAACTTCGCGGTCTTGCCGTAGAATTTAATGTGCCAATTATGTCCGCGACACAAACGACTCGAAGCGGTTTCACCTCTTCGGATCCTGGTCTAGAAGATACTAGTGAGAGTTTTGGTCTTCCTGCAACTGCTGACCTAATGTTTGCTCTAATTTCCTCAGAAGAATTAGAAGCACTCGGTCAAATTATGGTGAAACAATTAAAGAATCGTTATTCTGATCCTACTGCACACAAGAGGTTTGTTCTGGGTATTGATCGAGCAAAAATGAAGCTGTATGATGTTGAACAGGGCGCACAATCTGGACTAGCTGACGCGGGAAGTAAATCATCACAACACAATAATTTTTCATCACCGAAAGATAAGTTCAAGAAAAAAGATTTTAGTGGATTCAAGGTATAATAAATACGCAACAATGAATTGAACCTGGAGTTATATTATGAAACCACTGGTGACAGTTATCACACCTACAACCGGCAATAGCATGGTCTATGATGCGGTTAGATCGGTAGAAAACCAGACCTATTCCAATATACAACATCTAGTTGTAATTGATGGCCCCGAAAGGTCCCAATTTGTGCATGACGTATTAAAAAATACACAAGCACAAATCATACAATTGCCTTATGCCACCGGCAAAGATCAATACAACGGCCATAGAATCTATGGTGCAATGACATATATTGCGGAGGGGGAATATCTATGTTTCCTTGACGAAGATAACTGGTATGATGAAGGACATATTGAATCTCTTGTAGACACCATCAACAAAGGCTTTACTTGGGCCTACTCTTTGAGAAAAATTGTGAGCCAAAGTGGAGAATATATTTGTAATGATGATTGTGAATCTCTAGGTAAATGGCAATCAATTATCAATGATTATTTTGTTGATGTTGGTTGCTTTATGATTCCTAAACAAGTCGCTCTTGGATTTTCTCCCGGGTGGTATCGTCGGGCTAGACACCCGCAAGAGCAGCCAGAAGTTGATCGTCTACTTACTTCGGTATTATTGCAACAATTAGGTGGAGATAAGGTTGACACCAGTGGTCAATATACGTTAAACTACCGAGTAGCAAGTCGGAAGGATTCTGTTCAATCAGATTTCTTTAAACTTGGTAATGAGAAAATGAACCAACGAATGGACGGAGAATATCCATGGAGAAAAAAGATTTAATTATTGGAGCCTTCACTAAGTACAAAGACTACAATGTACTAAAGCCTTGGGTGAAATCAATTAAAGATTCTGGTTTTTCTGGCGATATCGTAATGGTCGCCATCGAAGCCGAGCCTGGAATTATAGAAGAGTTGAAATCTGCCGGTGTAAAAGTTGTCGTAGTCGATAACGCCGCCGGCACAATGGTACATATGTTGAGGTTCCTTTACATCTATGATTTATTGAATAGAAACCGAGGAAAATATCGATATGTTATTTCCACAGATGTTAGGGATGTTATTTTTCAATCCAATCCCAGTGATTGGTTGGAGCAAAATCTACACACAAATTTCCTTGCACAGTCGGAATCTATACTCATTCAAGACGAAAAATGGAATAGAGAAAACATCGTAAAAAACTTTGGTGGGTATTTCTACTCAGTAGTCGCAAAAGAAGAGGTTTGCAATGTGGGTATATTGGCCGGTAAACAAGATTATGTACGAGATATGTGTTTTAACATTTATCAAATGTCCCTTAATAGATCAGATTGGGTTGCAGACCAGGCTGCATACAATATGATAATTCATTCACATATCTGGAAACAAAATACCGAAATTGCTGATTTGAGTAGTGCATGGGCCTTGAATGCACATGTTACCAATAAGCCAGATCAACTGGATGAGTTTGGTCCATTCTTATTGGAAAAAAGACCTTATATGGAAGAAGGCCTAGTAAAGAATTCAAAAGGAAAACCTTTTTGTATTGTACATCAATATGATCGGGTTCCAGAGTGGGCTAACTACTACTATAAAAAATACGAAACGAATTTGACCAAAAACATAGATTTAGGAACATCTCCTAAATATTTTACATATAATTCCGAAGAGTGAGATTGAAATGAGTAAAATTACTATTGTTACAGCATTTTTTGATATTGGTCGTGGAGATTGGTCCACTTCAGTTGAGAAAAACGGAGGACCTCTTCCTCACTATTTGCAAAGGTCTCCAGAAAAATATATAGACCATTTCCGTCGAATGTGTGAAATTGATGCCGAAATTATTGTTTATACTTCTCCAGACTATGTAGAAACTCTACAAAAAGTTTCAGATAAGATCAAGGTTGTTGAATATGACTACTTCAATATTCACAAAGACCTGAGAGATAGAATTCAACAGATTCAAACTTCTCCAGAATTTGTACGCAAGATTAATCCATACCAAGTCCGTAATCCTGAATATTGGTCAAAAGATTACGTTGGTGTGACTTCTCTCAAAGCATTCTTTGTTAAAGATGCTTTTAATAAAGGCTTGATTACTAACGAATGGGCTTCTTGGGTAGATTTCGGTTATTGCCGAGATGATGAACATATACCAACTTCCAAAAAGTGGGAATATGATTTCACGCCAGATAAAATGCACTATTTCAACTATCGTGATCCCAATGTTCGGCAAGCACAGACACAAATAAGTATGGCCGTGCAAAACAATATTGTATTCATTATTGGTGGGGTCTTTGTTGCACAGAAACGTATGTGGAGTGAACTGGCACAAAGAATGGAGTCCTCTCTAGGACAATTAATGTCTGCCGGGTTAGTTGATGATGACCAAGGTCTTTTACTCATGTCATATTTTTCTGATCCGCAAAATTATGAACTACATAAGATGCCACTGGATGCTCCGGCCGAAGATGTTAGGTCTATACTAAAAAAGTTTAACAAATATGAGTGATGAATATTGCACATATCTTATAAGTTACTTGGGAAATAAATTGCCACCGTTTTACATCGGTTCAACCTCAGTGAAAAAAGTACATAACGGATATATGGGTACCATTTGTTCCAAACAATACAGAAAATTATGGAAAGAAGAGTTGTTTCATAATCGGCATCTTTTTAAAATAAAAATATTGAGTTTTCATGATACTAGAGAATCCGCACTATTCAAAGAAGAATTTTTACAGAGAAAATTAAATGTAGTGCAATCGACCCTTTATGTGAATATGGCAATAGCCAATAAACATTTCGTGAACTTTAGC